TGTATTTATAAAAGACTATAGCCATGGTAAGGAATCAATCATCGAAGCAATGAAGCCATACACCATCAGCTACTCGCAGAAGGAAGCAGGATTTGTTAACAACATAAAAGAAGAAATCCTTTATGTTACTTTGAAGCCATCAACCTACAATATGGCTGCGAGATTGAAGAGAGACTTGGTGATTGAGGGAAAGCAGGAAGTGATACTTGCCGACACATCGGTTAAGTTAATGACCAAGCTACACCAAATGTACAGCGGTACGATTAAATTTGAGAGCGGTAAATCAATGATCATCGACACTAGCAAGGCTGAGTTTATCAAGGAGAACTTCGAGGGCTGTAAGATAGGCATCTTCTACAAGTTCAAGGAGGAGTACGAGGCATTGAAGCAGGTGTTCGGTGATGAGCTGACCACGGATTTGGAAGACTTCAATAGCACATGGAAGAACATCGCCTTGCAGATTGTCTCAGGGCGTGAGGGAATATCACTAAAGAAAGCAGAGTACTTGGTGTACTACAACATCGACTTCAGTGCTACCAGTTACTGGCAGAGCAGGGATAGGATGACCACCATGGACAGGAAAGAGAGCGAAGTGTATTGGATCTTTGCAGAGAATGGGATAGAGGACAAGATATACAAAGCAGTAACCGATAAGAAAGATTACACAGTTAAACATTTTGAGAAAGATTTATTCAGCTTATGAGACCGGAGAAACTAAAGAACGTGTATTGGAAATTCCATTTCATTATAAATGTAAACCAATGGTATTACCAATTATCAGCAAGTAAAAGAATGGACAACGCAGAAAACTATCCAGTAACAGAGAACTCGTTAATGGATTGCATACTTAAATTCAAATCTAAAAAACGTATAAGAATATAATGAGAACAATTGAAAAGGAGGAGTACCCAGGTTATATATTCCATGAAGATGGTAAAATGTTTACTAAGAAGTTGAAGAAGTTTATTGATTTCCAGACTCGTAAAGACTATGAATATTATGCCGTTACGATTAGGAACAAGAATGTTAGAATATCAATTCCAGAAATAAAAAGTTGGTTTAAAGACAAAGAACAATGATAAAAGATTTCACTAACCCACACGAATGGATGAAGCCCTCAAGGGTTGAGGACTACCCACAATGGACGGACAACAAGATGTACCGGATCGTAAGAGTTCAAGGCTTATACACCGTGCAGGCTTTTAAAGAGCCATCATGGATTGTTATAGTTGACTATAGAACTCAGAAAGATAACATATTCCAAACACTGCAAGAGGCAGAGAACCTTATTGCTAGGTTAAAGCAACCATCACAAATTTATTATTACGACATATGAAAACAAAACCATTTAATTTAGAAGAAGCTCTAGCCGGAGCTAGAGTAGTAACCCGTGACGGGAATGAGGTTACTCAATTGTACAAGTTTGACGCAGATGAAGATCACTGTTTAATGGGTGTTTCAAGCGGAAGGATATTTTCTTGGACTACCGATGGGGAGTATTTGGATACAGGCAAACAATATGAAAAAGACTTGTTTATTGCTGTTGAACCACAGATAATTTACGCTAATGTTTTTGAAGGGAAGAACGGATTGTTTGTAGCTCCTCAATACTTTAAAGACAAGAAGACCGCTGTCATAAACAAAAACAATTTCGAAGGCGTATATTCAAAATACATTAAGACCATTCAAATAACAGACGAACCATGAGCACATTGAAATTTGTATTGGACTACCTATTTGTATTTGTAGTACTTGGATTGGGTACATTTGTACTTGTTTATTTGCTTATCGATATGATTAAAACTTTAATTGGTAGATATAAAAATGAAAAATAAAGAACAACTCAAGGATTTTTTTGCATTGTTTTGCACATTGCTTTCAATAACTATAGCAATTTATTTGTATTATATTAAGTAAAATGGACAAGGTAAACCATCCATCGCATTACACCGCAGGCAAAGTAGAATGCATTGATGCAATAGAATCAGCCACTGTAAAGAAGACCGGCATTGAAGCTGTGTGTGTAGCCAACGTAATCAAATACCTGTGGAGGTATGAGGATAAGGGAGGTATCATTGACATAGAGAAAGCAGAGTGGTATATAAAGAGACTGAAAGACCACATGATTTTGACCAAATGAAACACGAGACCACAGCACAGGTAATATTCCGCAAGTACAGCGAATTCAGCAAGGAAGATTTCTTGGATTGGCTTTTATCCTCTCGTAAAGAACTGCTTGATTCCAATAAGTTTGAAATAAAAAGAGCTCATGCATCTGGTGCCGTCAACAAAATGTCCCACGATGAGTACTACGAGAAGTACTACGATGATTTCATTGATAACATATTGATTATGAAAGCGTGGATACATGATCGTTGGTACAGAAGATTGTATTACAAGGGTGAAATGATTGGAAATTTTATTAGCTTTGATGAAGCGATGGAGTACGCCAAGATAAATTATGACCGAGCAACAGATACAATCAAAAAGAATTAAGCAGTTAGAAGAGAAAGGTTACTATGTATTAAAGTTAATGAAGACCAACAAGAATGGTATCCCAGATCTCCTTGCCATACCGCCCTTCTCCAGAGTTCTTTTCAGCGAAGTTAAGACTGCTACCGGTAGACTCTCTAAACTACAGGACTACCGCATCAATGAACTCAAGTCAAAGGGATTTAGAGTTGAAGTATTCAGAGGTATATTAAAACAAGAAGAGATGGACCCTCAAAGAAAGAAAGAACTAGATAGAGCCGAAAGGATTTTGTTCAGCATTGAGGAGTGCCAAGAATTGTTGGCTAACTTATACGAGAACTTAACAGACAGGGAGTATCCACTTGCCACCCACGATGCACAGACCTTAATAGTTGAAATTAAAAATATAATCAAATCCATAGAAGAAGATGATTTCTGATGAAGAAGTAAAGAAGCGCAAACAAAAAGCAATTGAAACATTTATAGCCACATTTGGTGGTACATACCAGCCACAGATTAAAGGCGACATAGACTACAAGTTGTTTAGAGATGGCGAGTTGATTGCTTACGTGGAAGTAACGCCACGATACAAGACCATAGCCACGGCTTACCCATTGCTACTGCCAACAGCCAGAGCTTTGAAGCTGGCAGATAAAAGACTCAATCCGGTAGTGATGTGGGCCTGCGATGATGGTGTAATCTACGCCAAGTTAAAAGACCTTACGGGTGAAATTAAATGGGGGAGTCTCCTCCCCCATCTTGATTTTGCTGAACACGGAGAACTGATGTGTTATTACGCAAAACAAAAGCACTTCAAATATATAAAATATAATTGAGTTAACGGCTCTCTCCGAATGGTGCAGAGCCAAATTCACCTCTCTTTTTTCGTGAGCCCCTCTCTCTTTTCTTAGGGATGTAGTTGTAATACTCGTCTTTTATTCTTTGCTCAAGGATTCTCTTTTCCTTTTCAAGCTTCCTCTGGGCATCAGCTGCCGTACCCTCACCATAGTATTGCTCATACACTTCCGGGTAGTAGCGTTTCAAGTCAGACCGGTTAAGCCCCATAGGCTTGAACTCCTCTTCCTTCTTGCCTTGGTTATCCAATTCTCTATCTAATTCTTTGTAGATAGATTTGTTTACAGCTTTCCTGATGTCTTTGTAGAATGGCAAGTATCCAGCATTACCTACAATCTCTAGCGGCAAACGAACGTATAGTTCTTTCTCGGCTCTCTCAATGGCATCAGATTCTTTCTTCGGCTCTTCGTAAATCTTCCTAATAGCCAAGTCCAATGTGTTTACAGCAGGGGAGTATGGGCCAGATACCGCAGCAATAACGTCTAAGGCATCCACCTTTTTATTCTTCCCTGGTTTTAAGAAAGTAAATTGAATCTTGTCTTCGTATGGATCGTACTCGTCTTCGCCTATTATACTTTCGTTGGCTTCTTCTATGCCGTAACTTAAAGCGGATCTAACTATGTTGCCTTCGGCTCCCATGAGAAGCGTAGTAAATGTGGTAGCTAAAGATTGTGTGAGCTTGTCCATGAAAGTCTTGTCGTCATCATCGTCCTCTTCATCAGAGAATAAGCCAAGTATAAATCCGCTTCCCATATTTCCTATCAATGTGTACGTCAACATCCTAGATAACGCAGCGGCAGTAAGCCAGCCACCTTGCTCTTTGGATATCATACCATTACCCACTGCTGCATGTACTCCTCTTCTGATTGTGAAAAATTCATTTATCTGGAAGTTGGTCATGAAGTTGTTAAAGGTTCTATAGAATTTCACGAACGCAGATCTATCTTCAGGGGTGTAGGATCTTAAAGACTTCATGAATGGATTGTCAACGGTACCTGCGGCAGCTATCTTTGCATCAGCTTGCTCTGCTGCTGCTTCCATTGCACCTTGGTTCTTTATCAAGTAATCAACATCCCCATCTTTTACTTTCTGCAAGTCTATTTTCTCTCCAGTAATAGCTTCAAATGCCCTGTAGTAAGCCCCGGTCCACAATGGTTGCATCATTGCCTTATCTCCGGACGTAGTCATTTTTGTTGCTATCGCTGTGGCTAGATTCTTGGTAGGTCTTAGCGAGTAATTGTAAAGCTGAGACATGACATTGGCAAAGCCTCCTTTTAACTTGTCTTCACC